CAATATAAATATAAGAAATTATTTATATATTATAGAAATAAAGATTTCACTGCACGAGATTTTCAAAGGCTTGTCTTGGGTGTAAAATCTCAGACGGATTTAATCATCGCGGATCATTTGCACTATTTTGATTTTGAGGACGAGAATGAAAATCGTGCACTCAAAGACACAGTTAAATCCATTCGAGATAGCGCACTTCTGAGTGGTAAGCCTGTGATTCTAGTTTCTCACGTGAGAAAATCAGATCGAAGAACAAAACAATTAGTGCCTGATATTGAAGATCTTCACGGCTCCAGTGATATAGGTAAAATAGGGACCAAAGTGATTACGCTTGGACCTTGTTATGAAGAATCGCAAGGGAATCATAGGAAAACGTATTTTCATATTGGTAAGTGTCGTGTGGATGGATCAAGAGATGAAATGACAGGATTGCTAGCCTTTAACTTTTCGACTCAAAATTATGAAAGACAATATTTTGTTGGGAAATTATCAGGAGATGGAAGCAGTTTAAATTTATTTAATTTGAATCAAATTCCTTATTGGGCAATCAACGCGAAAGCATTCGAGACAGTGAAAAACATAAAAGAATCATACATCAGAGAAAGAAAGTCATATGCTTCCAAAAATACGTAAAAGGCCTCTCAGTGGAAAGATTTGTATACGAGTCAGTGAACAAATGAAAAAAGACATTATCGAACTGAAGCCACAAGGACTTGAGTATCAGAAATGGATCCGATTAGCTCTTGACGAGATATTGAAAAAAGTCAGATTGAGCAGAATAAATCTTGACTGAATAAGACGTATGACAAAAAAATGATTCAAAATAAATTTTAATATTTGCAAACTAAAAAAAAGGAGTTACAACCAAGTCCCATGACAGAAAGTCATCACGAACGAGCAAGATGCTCAAAGCAGGGACACAAGAGTGTGGAACACTGATTGATCCCTGTCTTTATTAGAATTTCAAAATGTTTTCAGGAGGAAAACAAAATGAGTTGGTACATTGATCAAGAATCACAAAATAGAACCGAGTTCGAATCTTACGCCTCAACCCCAAAAGTTAGCCGCTTCTGGCTAAAACCAGGAACCACAAGAGAAATTGTTTTCCTCGATGATACCCGCTTTGGAGTTCATGAACACAAAATAAAAGTTAGCGACAAGTGGGAATCCTACACGTGTTCAGGGGAGGGATGCGTTTTATGTGCTCACAGAACGCCAAAAAGCTATCAGGAAATGTATTCCATCTTGGATTTAACCCCTTACCTAGACAAGAGTGGAAAAGAGGTCAAAATGACCCGAAGATTGCTTGCCGTGGGCAAACAGGTTGCCGATATTCTCAGCAAGCGAAGAGAAGATTTGGGCGGTTCTCTTTTTGGAAAAAAATTCAAAGTTTCTCGTTTAGGCGAGAAGTCTGCCAGTTGTGGGAATGACTGGAGCAATGTTCCGATTAAAACACCACTGGAATTAGCTAAGCTTCCCGATTATTTACAGCCACTCAATTTCCTTGAGCTGCTTAAACCCTTATCTAAAAAAGAGATGCTAGAAATCGTAATGCCTCATCAAAGATTTGGTCCACCGGACCCCGACCCTTGTTTCCCGGAAGCTGATTTGCCATTTTAAAAACCGTCTTAAAAACATCAGGAGGATGACATGAAATTACAAGAAGTGTTTGAAAGCAAAAGAAGATTCAAACGAGCAAAAGATACGTACTGGCATAAACCTATGATTGGAACTGACACCTATCTTTTTTCCAAAGAAGAGATTGCCGCGAACGATTGGGAACTAGACGAAAAGAAACTGAACTTAGGCCAGAGCGAAATTCTCAATGCGATTGATAGTGTTCGGATGAGATTGATTGTTGGCAAACAGGATTTCATTGATGGCGTACTTCAAGAGCTTGGATTTTATGACTAGGAGGTATGGCATGACACTTCATGAAGCGATTCTAACAGGAAAGAGATTTAAACGAGAAAATGATCCTTGTTGGTACAAACTTATGGAAGGAACTCAGTGCTATTTTTTTTCTAGAGCGGATATTTTAGCCACGGATTGGGAAGTGGAAGAAAAGAAAGTCACTCTCACAAAGGAAAGTCTTTTAAAAGCACTCAAGCGAGCCTCAGAATCGGGTCGCATGTTTCCTTTATCATTGATGAAAGAACTCGGTTTGGAAGAATAAAAGGGAGCAACACATGGAAGCGATACGACTCACACCAGACAAATACGTATTAGATATTACAATTCAAGGATTACCAGCGACTTACAATTCGATCGGGCATAAAAGTCATTGGGTGAAGCTCAAGAATACGAAGATGTGGAAGTGGAATGTCAAACACGCAGTCGGTCGGTATTTGCCCAAACAACCCTTGCAAAAAGCTCAGGTGACTGTTTGTCGATACAGTTGTACACCATGCGATTTTGATGGAATCGTCCAATCCTGCAAACCGATTTTAGATGGTTTAGTGGAATGCGGTGTGCTGGCCGATGATTCGATGGCTGTGATTTCAAAGCCCACTTACGACTGGAAAAAAACAGAAAGAGGCAAAGGATGTATTCGTATCCAAGTAGAGGAAATTGCTGACAAAAACTAAGTGAAAAAATCAATTAACTGAGGAGAATAACTCAACTGTTCATCTCGTGTCAGGAAGACGCGAAAGAACGCCAAGGAAGGCATATGAGATTTAAAAGATGCGTAAGAGAATACATTGATATTGATTACTGGAATCAATTGAACGCGTATGAAACAAATTGGTTAAGATCTTTTCTAGACGCAGAGTACAACGCGAGACCTCCGGACTGGTATTCCAAAGAAGAGAAACAAGCCTCTTATAGTAAAAAGTATTCATATAAGAATGATCTATTTTCAAACTGGATCAGGGTTCCATTATTAGAACCCTTTTGTTCTCCTATTTATCAAAAACCAAAACAAACAAGACGCAAACGAAAGATCAGTCTACAGAGGATAGCTGTGTGACAGAGGTGAATATTATGAAAGATAAAGAACTCAAAAAAAACGATCCTGTGTTTCATGCTTACACGATTGTGAGAGGCGAGTCACAGCTTCATTATCAGCTGATTAGACTTCATTTGAGGGGAAAAGTCATTGAGCGAGTAGAAGTGGTTCTAGATGAGATTTTACCCATCGTTGTGGGAAAGGCTGCTCAACTCATGAGGAAGGAGGGATTGGAATGTCAAAGCTTTTGAAGTATCTCAAATTCACTGGAAGTGATGAAAGATTAGATGTGATTTGCGTCTTCGTGTGGATCTCGTTTGTAGGTGTCGTGATTCAATTGGACTTAGTTTCCCTGATTCTGTTTTCTCTCCTGTTAGTTTCCTATCACTGGGAAAAGTATTTTGAGAGGAAACAGAATCAGAGTGATGAACTAAGAGCGATTTTCCATCAAGTGAGTGAACTTGAGGGAAAGGTGAGTCAAATGTCACTCGTGAGTGCTTTCAAAGGAGGAAAGTATGGGTCGTAAAGCAGGAGTCCCCAATCGTAGAAGTGCAGAGTTTAGAGAAATTCTAGCAAAGATCAAGTTTAACATTCCACAGGAAGCAGCCAAGCTTTATCCCACATTGTCTATTGTGATGAAGTTTAAGATGCTCGAGTTCCTAGCTCAGTATTGTTATCCAAAGCTTTTTGCTAAAGTCATTGAGGATGTAAGCGAAATACCACAGCCTATGGCAGATTCTACAGAAGTTCTTTTGAATCAATTAGAGAATCCAGATGTCAAAAAAGAATAGCAACATCCACGATACCAGCGATATCCAAGCTGAACTCTGGCGTCGTGGGGTGTTGAATTGGAAGCTCCATACCACGCAAAAGAGAATCTATTCAGCCATGGATAGGACATCCTCAGGCTTGTTTGTAGCTTTATGCTCCAGGCAGTTAGGAAAGTCTTATCTCATGGTGGTGAGAGCTATTGAGCAAGCCTTGAGACGTCCTCAGTGTCGAATTAAGTATGGAACTGCTTTTTTAAGTGATTTGCAGGAATTCATTATTCCTACATTCAACTTAATCCTCTCAGATTGTCCCAATTGGCTTTTACCAAGGTACAACGTTCAGCAAAGCAAGTTTGTCTTTAAGAATGGATCAGAGATTAAGCTAGTCGGTTTGGATATGAAACCTAATGGACTCAGAGGAAATACGATTGATCTTATTATTTTAGATGAAGCGGCTTTCATCTCCAACTTAAGATACCTCTATGACAGTGTGATTGTTCCAGCAACGATTCACCGTCCTAGTTGTAAGATTGTGATGATTACCACACCGCCTGTGAGTCCTGATCATGACTTTGTCGAGTTCTATCAAAAAGCAGAACAACAAGGCAGTTGTGTCAAGTTCACAGTCTTTGACAATCCATTACTCACTCAAAATAGAATAACAGAACTCTGCAAAGAAGCAGGAGGAGAAAACTCTACGACTTGGCAAAGAGAATATTTATGCAGATTTGTTACCGACTCCAATCTTGCAATTGTTCCAGAGTGGACCAAGGTGGAAGGAGACTGCATTCAAGCATTAGAGCGAGATGAGTATTTTAAATATTACCATTGTTATGAAGCGTTAGACATTGGATCAGTGGATTTTACAGCCTGTCTTTTTGGATACTACGATTTTAAACGAGCCAAGCTTGTCATTGAGGATGAAGCCCAGATCAATGGACCTGAGATGACGACTGAAAAACTAGCTGTCATGATCAGACAGAAGGAAAAAGAACTCGAGTATTACAGGCTGTATCTTAGGATTTCAGATAATAATAACCTGATCCTGCTTCAAGATTTATCTTATCTCCACGGGATGCCCTTTTCTCCTACTTCAAAAGATGATTTGCAAGCCATGGTCAACGAGTTGAGACTTTGGGTTTTACAACGTCGAATCCTCATTCATCCCAGGTGCAAGATGCTCATTGGAAACTTAAAATATGGTCTATTCAACAAGAAAAGATCCGAGTTTGAGAGAAGCAAGGTCTATGGTCATTATGACCATATTGCAGCTTTGATTTATTTAGTGAGAAATATCAATCAACAGACAAACCCTATCCCCAGTTATTTGGGTTATGAGTTTGATGTGATTGAAAACAAGACATCCAGTGGCACGGAAGCCACACTGGAAAAACTCTTCGGACCTCACAAGCTAGGAAGGCGATCACATGAAGTATTGGGCATCTAAATCATTATCAGAGATTGGAAGTGAACTTTCTAGACGAGTTGATCATTACTATCAGCATATTCACAAGTTTGGGATTCTATCGCGTTGGCGTAGAGCCTACCGAAGTTATTACGGTCTATCGCTGGATGGAATGAATGACACAACCTCGGTTGGCAGTGCAGGGGAGCAGGGAGAGTATCGAATTCTAAAGGTGAATCACTTAAGAAATGTGGGGCTTCACCTTCATTCTTTTGTAACCTCTCAACGTCCAGCACTGGAATGCACAGCAATCAACACAGACAGAAAGTCCCAGGCTCAAACGGTTTTAGCTAAAGGACTGATGGATTATTACTTAAAACAAAACAGGTTAGAATCCACATTAACGCAGTCATGTGAAAAAGGAATTCTCTACGGAGAAGGGTTTACCGAGTTAGGATGGAATGCCAATTTAGGTCATGAGTATGGGGTAGATCCTGAGACAGGAAGCGTTTTATATGATGGGGATTTAGAGTACGGAAGTCTAGGACCCATTGACGTGATCAGAGATGCCCAAGCTTTAGATGGGCAGATTTCCCCGTGGCTGATGACTCGTCATTGGGTGAATAAATTTGATCTTGCAGCTAAGTATTCAGAATATTCAGAACAGATTTTATCGATCGATGGAAAACCAGACATCAGACGAACGATTTCAGTGGTTCCCAGAGGAGAGACTGATTTAATTCCGTACTATCGATTTTATCACAAGCCAACACCTGCACTTCCAAACGGGAGACTGACTGAATTTGTGGATGATGGATTGGTTCTGATTGATGGGGATTTACCCTACAGTGAAATTCCAGTGTATCGAGTCTGTGCAGCGGATTGGATGGAAACCATATTTGGATTTACTCCCCTCTACGACCTGCTTGGGATTCAACAAGCGGTGGATGCTCTTTATTCCACGGTGTTTACCAATCAAAGTAATTTTGGAGTGACTAACATTCTAGCGCCCAGAGGTGCTAATGTCACAGTCAAGCAACTCACGGAAGGGTTAAACTTCATTGAGTATGATCCCAAGCTAGGAGAGATTAAGCCACTCAACTTGACTCAAACCCCGCCTGAGATTTTTAATTTCATAAAAATTCTAGTCCAAGATCTTGAAACATTAAGTGGAGTCAACTCTGTCACGCGTGGCAATCCTGAAGCCTCTCTCAAATCAGGAGCAGCTCTTGCACTGGTAGCAAGTCAGGCCATCCAGTTTGCAAGTAGTCTTCAGCAATCCTATTCCAACATGATGGAGCGAGCAGGAACAGGAACAATTAGTATTTTGAGGGATTACGCAAAAACACCCAGGGTGGCCATGATTGCAGGAAAATATAACCGTTCTCTCATGAAAGAGTTTACCGGCGATGATTTAAATCAAGTCAATCGTGTAGTGGCTGAAATTGTGAACCCACTCGCCAGAACAGCAGCAGGAAGGCGAGAGCTAGCCCAAGACATGATTCAAGCAGGACTCATTAAAAGACCAGAAGAATACTTGAGTGTCATTACAACGGGAAATCTAGAACCTCTTTACGAAAATGAAGAGGCATCTTTACTTCTCATTCGGGCAGAAAACGAACTGATGACCAACGGGAAGAAACCCATAGCCGTGGTGACGGATGATCACAGGCTTCATATTTTAGAACATCGAACCGTTTTAGATAGTCCAGAAGCAAGAGAGAATGCCACATTGGTTTCTAATGCAACAGAGCATTTGCAAGAGCATTTAAATCTCTTACGATCAGCTGATCCAGCACTTTTAATATTACTCGGACAACAACCCGTTGCACCTCCGCCGCCACCTCAGCCAGGACCAGGAGGGGGAGCCCCTGTGATGGATGCAACGAACCCCACAGTGCAACAAGCCCAAGGGGTCAAGCTTCCCAACATGCCAAAAGATCCAAGTTCAGGACAACCCTACAACCCCCCAGGAGGAAATTAACCATGGAAGGTCAAATCGAAGTAAAAGAACCAGTGTCTCAACCTGAATTAGTGAGTGAGGAAGTAAAACCTCAAGAACAAATTCAAGAGCCAAAAAAGTTCAAGTTCAAGCTGAATGACAAGGATGAAGAATTTGTAGAACAAGAATTAGTTGAACTCATTCAATCAGGCAGGAATGCCAGTTTAAGCCTGAAACAAGCAGATGAAGTGAAAAAACAAGCTCAACAAATTCTTCAACTCTTGAAGGAGAACCCTAGAAAAGTCTTGAGTGATCCTAGTTTAGGAGTGGATCTTTACAAATTAGCTGAAGAAACTTTGCTTGAAAAAATTGAGCAAGACATGCTTACCCCTGAGCAAAAGAAGATTCAGGAATACGAAAAACGTTTTAAAAACTTAGAGGAGAAGGAAAAAGCAGAGCAGGCAAAAAAAGATCAAGAAGCTTTAGCTCAAGCTGAATCTCACTGGGTGCAGGAATACAATAAACTTTTTCAAGAAGCTTTGAGCGTGTCTCAACTCCCTCAAACTCCAAGAACAATAAAAAGAATGGCTGAGCTTGCATCGGCCCATCTTGAGCAAGGACAACCCATCGATGCCAAGACCCTAGCGTCCACTCTCAGAGAAGAATACTTAGTGGAGGTGAAAGAGTTACTCAGTGCCTCGGAAACTGAATCTTTACTTGAGATCCTAGGCGATGAAATCGGAAATAAAATAAGAAAAGCTGATTTGAAACGACTCAAAGGCAAACCTCATTCCGTAATGAGTAGCTCTGCCCAAAGTTCTAGTCCACCTCCTAAAATGACGTTGTCTCAGTGGAGAGACCGTATGGAAAGAATCAAACGAGGCCAGGAGTAAGAAAAACTAAAAAAAATGCATGTCCCAAAAATAAAATTGCTAAGGATCGCCATGGTTATATTGAGGGACAAAATTTTTAACGATTGAGAAAGGTAAAAAGTCATGGATGACATCAATATTGCAAATACAATGAAAAACCTGGATGGGATGTACAAACAGGTTTACGCCGATGGGATTGAAAAACTCATACCGGAATGCTCGATCATTACCAAAGCTGTTCCATTTCGAGAAACAGAAAGGCTAGGGGATAAGTACCACCAACCGGTTCTTTTGACAGGAGAGCAAGGCATTACCGTTGCTAAATCTGGATCAGGCAAGGTCAGGCTCAATGGTTCAGTGGCTGCGTCGATGAAAGATGCGCAGATTGAAGGAGCCACCTATTACATACGGGGTCAGCTGGCCTATGATGCAGCAGCCCGAGCGACATCGAGTAAAAAGGCTTTTGCAAAGGCCACGGATCTTTTAGTGGAGAACATGGTGGAGAGTCTCACAAAAAGGCTTGAAATCTGCTTCCTTTATGGTGGATCGGGTCTTGCTCAAGTAGAAAGTGTTAGTAAAATTGATCCCAATAATCCAAACACAGCCGTTTTAACTATTCAATCATTAACCTGGTCTGCGGGTATCTGGGGAGGTTTGGAAAATACCGAGTTTGATCTTTATGATGGAGCAAATAAAGTCAATGCGACAGCTCCCATTGTGCTTTCAGTGATTGATATTGATCATCGGGCTTTAACGTTTACAGGAAATGCATCCGATCTTGCAGCCATCAAGCAAGGCCAGAGCCTTTACTTTAAGGGCGCTTATGGTCAGGAGTTTTATGGATTTGATGCGATCTTTCAGAACGCAGGATCGATCTTTAATATTGATGCTTCAAAATATGCACTTTGGAAATCAAGCGTATATCCCGTCAATGGTCCTTTGTCCCTTTCTAGTATCTTGACTGCTACCAATCGAGCCGTTGCACGTGGTTTGAATGAAAAAGTGACTTGCTACATTAATCCTGAAAAATTCACTCCTCTTTCAGTGAATGAATCAGCCCTACGGCGTTACGGAGGTGAGAAAGAAGCTTCTAACGGTTTTGAGAGTATTAAATTCTACTCCAGCAATGGAGAGATTGAAATTATTCCTCATCCGTTTGTGAAGTGGGGAGATGCTTTTATTCTTCCACTCAAACGAGTGAAACGCGTAGGAGCATCGGATGTGACATTTAACATGCCAGGGCGAGGAGATGAGATCTTTTTGCATATTCAGGAGGAAACTTGTTACGAGATTCGCGCAATGGCAGATCAGGCTATTTTCATTGAAACTCCAGCTAAATGCGTAAAAATGTCGGGGATTCAATGAAAAACTTAGATCATCAAGCACGAGGCAATGTGCTTAGAAAACTCATCCATCTCATGAGTGGAAAAATGGCAACTCATGCACCCTCAAAAACACTTCATGTGGAAATCAAACATGGATTAGGGGAACAGGAAGGGCATTCTCATCAAGAAGAGGATGATGAATGTCCACACTGTGATGGAGAAGGATGCAGGTTTTGTAAATGAACTCGCAAGAACTCATGGACTCCATCAAATCCAGAGCCTTTGTCCCTGTTTCTCAAAGCACGTTTAGCACTTCTGATTTACTGGGGTTTGCTACAGACATCATGAGGACTAGAATTGTGCCGTTTGTGATTCGGTTTCAGGAGGATTATTTTCTTAAAGAGGAAATTACAGACAGGGTGCCCAGTCGTGCATTAGGTGGAAAGATTAAGAATGTGGCTCTCATCTCAGATTCGGGATGTGAAATACAATTGCCGAGACTAGAACCCTGTGATCTTGGAAAATCTCTGCAAGGATTTGTCTTGAAGGGGAATCAAATCATTTTAAATTGTACACCCAGAAATTCAAATAGATGGATGAAACCCAAGGTCTCTTACTATGTCAGGCCCAGTCATTTAGTTCTTCCAGAGTTAGCTTGTCGTGTGATTTCCATGACAGGAAATGATGTGGAAGTGGATCAAATCCCACCTGGATTGGAACTAGGGTCA